TACGTACCTATTAGGTACTTCGACTAAGGGGGCAGTAATAAGTGTGCTGCCCTCACAGAGAAATACGTGAGTCTGTTCGTTATTAAATACCATGAAAGTACACGGAAGATCAAGTCCGATATATTTTAGCTTCCTTTCAGGTATTTGTAAGGTATCGTACTGAAAAGCCTCCCCCGTCCATATCCTTTTAATTTCAACCTCACTGTAGAATCTGGCATTCTCTGTCTCTATGGTTAGATCAGGTACGTTATTGTTTGTATTCTCGTACACATTGTATCCTAAGGCTTTCCAATATCTCACTGCTGCTGCTTTTGCAGGTGTATCATTTTCTGTGTGCAATGATCTACTGAATCGCTTCTTTTTACCCATGACAGCTAAGGCATTCTTCAGCATCTTGAAGTGCATTCCTTTCGATCTTCAAACCGATCTTATCAGCTTGTACACCTGCACTGGTACGCAGATAATACAAACCTTTTAATCCAGACTTCCATGCCCTTAAGTGTACTGCATTCACATAGGACTTGGGGCTACCTGAAGGGAAGAATAAATTAAGGGACTGTCCCTGGCAAATGAATGCCTGTCTAGCTGCTGCATGTGTAATTACCCAGCTTTGATCTAGTTCAAATGCAGTCTTAAATACATCCTTCTCTTCTTTAGTGAGGAAGTCTAAGTGCCTCACAGAACCTTCGTTCATAATAATCGTTTGCCAGATCTCCGGTGTATCCATGTCATACTTGGAAAGAATCTTTTGTAAGTACTGGTTCTTAACAAGATGCGATCCTGCACGAGTTCTGTGAACGTATGCGTTAGACTTAATAGGCTCAATGGAAGCAGAGCAACCGCAAATAATACTACTGTTAGCGTTTGGAGCAATAGCAATAAGATGTGCATTGCGAATGCCTGTACCTTTGAGATCATTAGGCTCACCTCTTTCCTCTGCCAGCTTACGTGTGGCTATCTGTGCATTCTGTTGTATGTGTTTAAACATCCTGCGATTAGCTACTTCAGCCATGACACCTTCAAAGGGGATGCCATGTAACTGTAGGTATCCATGGAATCCCATAGCACCTAAGCCTAAAGATCTCTCACACTCAGCACTGAATCTAGCTTTGTAGATATCATCTGGTGCGTTGTCAATGAAGGCTTGCAATACGTTGTCTAGGAATCTAATGAGATCCTGAACCATATCCGTGTGTACCCACTCATCGAACTTCTCTAGGTTCACACTAGACAGGCAGCATACTGCTGTACGTTCTTCGCTAGTAGCTAAGTGAATCTCATTACATAGGTTACTGCCATGTACCTTTAAGCCTAGCTTCTTCTGTGTAGCATTAAGACCACGATTAGCTGTATCAATGAAGTTAATATACGGACTACCTGTACGGAACCTAGCTTCTAGTAATCGTTCCCACAAGTCACGTGCCTTGTATGTACCACGTGCTTCTTTTGTAGATGGATCTTTAAGTTGCCAATCGAGATTCTTCTCTACTGCTTCCATAAATGCGTCAGTGACATTGACTGCGTTAAATAGATTGAAGCATTTTCGATTGATGTCACCACCAGTTGGTACTTTAAAATTAATAAACTCGATAACATCAGGGTGACTAATATCCAGATACGCTGCATAACTTCCCTTACGTGTCTTGCCTTGTTTATAGGCAGTCATCTGACTATCTACAACCTTCATAAAAGGTATAGGTCCTGGTGCTTTATCGCTGACACCACGTACATCAGACCAGTGTCCACCTACACCACCACCTTTTACAGATAGCCATGCCACTTCTGCATTATGATCAATCAGTGATGGCAAGTTATCGCCTACATAAGTAAGAAAGCATGAGATAGGTAAAGCCTTAAAGTACTCACCTATACGTGGTGCATTGCTAAGTACAGGACTTGCATACATGAACCAACCCTTAGATGCATAGTCATAAATACGTTGTGCAAATGCTTTGTCATACTCACAATAGGCTAGTGCTGCTCTAGCGTATGCCTCTTGTGGCGATGTCTCTCCAGGAAGCATATAGTAGTCTTGTAGCAACTGTTTTGCTTGATCGGACAATAGCAAATCTCTATTTATGTCTAGGGTAATACCGTGATAATCCATCACTCTAGCCCTTCAATGTTAATAACAATATCATCCGTTGATTCTGCACCCATGTCATGCATGGCATTAATGACAGCATCTCTAATCTCATCTTCAAGATATAGTATGTCTGTGTATGTACGTGGCATTTCTTTCTTATCGAATGTCACATTGAAACTAACATCCACAAAAACATTGCCATCTTCTAAGTCTTCAATGTCATCGAACAAACTAAATAGACTCACTACCGCCCTCCATAAGTTCAATGGCTTTATTGAGATACCACCTAGCTTTCTTAGCATCTTCAATCATCTTGCCTTTGTGCATCATACGCATGGTGTACTTCAATACATTACCTCTGCAGTGTGCAATAGCACCTTCTTTACCAAGTACATCCACGATGATATCAATAGTCTCGTACTTGCCATAGTTGTAGTGTGCAGGACTATTCACCATGTCAGACATCATGCATTCCCTTTGGTCTTAGTCCAGGCATTAAGCTTGTACACATTGGCAGATGAATCAATAACACTCTCAACTTCATCTAAAGAGTCTTGGTCTAAGAGTTCACCAGCTTCAATCAACTGTACTGTCTCTTCTAAAACTTGATTATAAAAATCTTCATCACTAGTTAGAAGTCTAAAGCAGGTTACCATGAGGTTTGTTATATCTTCTAAAGCTTCATTGGAATCTTCACTTGACTTTTTTCTTGGCATGATAACTATATTCAGATCAAGTGTACCGTTCCACTTATCTTTTGTGAAGTTAGGTCTGAGTACGAGAGCTACATCATCATTCATAAATGCATCACTGGGAACCATCTTTTTTATCCTTAAAGACTGTTAATTTTTCAATCGTATAATGCTTAGGCTCTTCTTGTGTCCATGAATCAGGTACAAGTTTTACTGCATACTTAAATCCATTCTTATCACACCAATCACCGTATGTAGTTTTAGATGACTTACTAAGCTTTCTATCTGCCCGTTCAAACACAAACCTTATATCTAAATGTGGATGTTGTTTTTTAACAAGTAAATGTTTACGTCTATCTTGTGGGGTAAACAATCCTTTCGTTTCTATGATAACACCGTTAGGAAGTAGGAAGTCTGGTGTGTACTTTCTATACATCAGATCTTCCCATTCAATCTTTATTGCTTCGTATTTAGCTACAATGCCTTGTTCTTTAAACTGTTCCTGTACTTTAATCTCCAGGCTGCTACGGAATCCATATGCCTTGCCTACTGCCCATGCCTTACGGGTATCATGTATTGTCTTTACTTTCATCTTCTTTCTTCTTGATAAAGACATACGAGACAGTGGGGGGATTTTCTGCCCTTGAGACAAGTGATGGTCTTTCTTCAAGCCCTTCCCAACATGCATACCTGTAACTACACCATTGACATTCTTTACCGAGGATCTTATTACCTGTCGGTTTATTGTAGTAGGTTTCTTCTTGTGCCTCATAGCATCTACGAAATACATTCTCCGCAAGTTCTGCAGCAATTGCTTTGATATTCTCCGCATGTAGATCCACATTCAAACCATCAGCTTCTACATACTTAAATTGACCAGTAGCTTTGTTGACTACCCACCATCCACCTGCCTGTATGCCCATAGCTTTAGCATAACCTGCAAGCTGTGATAGGTAACCAAAGGAATCACTATCAGCCAATGTCTGAAATGTCTTGAACTTGTTTTCATAGGACCAGGGTGAGGCAGACTTAACATCATCTACCTTACCATCCATGATCACATCAGGTGTACCGTGAATCTTATGTTCACCTAGATCAAGTGTTACCCTAGATCCATCTGAGTATGCCACACCTGCCTGAGTAAGCAATCCCTTGAACACAGCCTCAATGATATCCCCTATCATCATGTTCATGACAAAGTTTGTGCTGTGTGGGATTGCTTTCTCTGGATGATTCTTATCAAACCATAACTGGCAATAAGGTCTACCTACGTTAGACATACGTAATGTAAATGTATTGTCTAACTTATCCACAAACTGCCGAGTTAAGGCAGCACGTATATCTTCCACAATCTGTTCAACTACTTGTGGTGAAAGCGTACTCTCACCACTTCGTATGTTAGAAAGATATTGGTGTATCTTAAGCTCGGCAGGGTGATTCATCAGGCAGCTACATCCACATCTACAAACTCTTCAACAAGATCATCATCTCTGTCCTGCTCTTTCTTAGCAGCAGCTTCATTGTGTGCCTTGATGATGTAGTTGTTGTAGTTGTCAATCCAATCATTAAAGTTTGCAAATGTTTCCTGATCCTTATCCTCAAGGGAAACCATTGTTCCAAAGTTAATGTTGAACATGGGTGTATAAAAACTTTCCCCGTTAGGCAGTACATTAGCCTCTGTGGAGAGTTTAATCCAGTGCTGTGGTAGTAACCTATTCTGCTTGGCAAACAAAGCTACAACAGCCCCCGCTGACTTGAAGGCATCCTTGTTATCAATCTCCCAAATAAATGGAACACTGTCAGGTAAATCGACTAAGTTGCCTGTTGCGTCGAGTGCATTGCCCATTGCACTGATCTCCCCAAAGAATACACGTACACGCTTGATAGACTTCATGAGATTCTTGATCTCTTGTGGTAAGGCATTGTAATCCTTTACCCAGCCTGAAGGCTTACCACAGTTAAAACCACCTGTGTTATCCCTTAGATCTACATTCAGATCCTTATCCATCAATGTCTTTACGTACATGCTAGCTTCACCTGGAGCACCCTTAATGAATCGCTTGTACATGAATCGTTGATTGAACAAGCGAATCTCTGGCGCAGCAATGTATACATCTTGCTCATTGTAGTTGAGGATGTAACTGCCTGCATCGATGATTTCTACTTTCTTGATCTTACCTTTGACTTCTTCTTCACCCATCACTGCCTTGTGACCAATCTTAAGACGGGCAAGATTACTGGATTGCTTCTTAGCTTTCATGTCTGCTGACATGCCCATAGCTTCTGCCATCATTGCAAAGTTGGCATTGTTTACAAGTGCTAAATTACTCATGGTTTTCCTTAGTTTAAAGTGGGTTGTGGAACTTCTTTTTGCTCAAGCCAATTGTTCCCCATCTTTGCCTCCAATGCAAGTGGCACATTGAAGTCTATCGACCATCTCTTGTTTATAAGATTGATAAGGTTAGCTTGAACTTCGTCGATAACTTGTACTACAAACTCTATTTCATCTGGATGTACATCAATAACGATTGAATCATGGACAGAATTTACCACACAACTTTCCAATCGTACAAGTCTCTTGTGTATTTCTACCAACGCAAGAGGAACAATATCAGCAGTTGCAAATGATTGTACTGGATAGTTCTTTATCTGTGTGAAGTTTGTAACTGTACCATCCTTCTTACGCTTTGTGCCTGGGAATACAAACTCTCTACCTGAAGGCAACTTAATGTATCCATAGTTAAGTACCTGCTTGGCTAATCGTTTGTGCCACTCAGCTACTCCTTGATACTTTTCCATAAAGTGTGTGTAATAAGCTGATTCTGCAGGTGTTCTTCCATATCCTGTAGCTCCGTACAATGGGGCGAAGGTATGTGTTTTAGCTGTTTGCCTAGACGTTGTTTGGCCTGCCTCCGTAATAACCTTCGCTGTGTACGAATGGACATCAAATCCTTCTTTGACTTCTTTAATTGCAGTTTCATCTTGTGATAAGTAAGCAGCTACCCTGAATTCCAATTGTGCAAAGTCAGCTTCCATGATCTTGCCACCTTCCCATCGAGACACAAACACCCGTTTCACTGGGAAGGTATTACCCCTTGGCATATTTTGCATATTTGGATTAGACCCACTGAACCTAGCAGTTGCTGTGACATGCTGATTCAAACGTACATGCAACATACCATCAGCTTTAATGAAAGCTGCAATGCCATCTACAAAGTTACTCAGGTAACTATCCAATGCAGACAATCTCCTAAGCTTACTTAGAAACTCAGAAGCTTCTGGCATACTCTTTGATACAGCTACCCTTTCGAGTATTTCAAGGTTGTCTTTGGACGTACTAAACCCATTGGCACTTGCCCACTTGGAATTGGGTGCTGTGAATTTAAGTCCTGCGACATCTTTCGTTTGCTGATAGTTAAAGCCTGACCCATCACACGTAACGCATTTCGTAGCCCTCTTGAATGCTGATCCATCTTTCTTGACCTTGAAGATTGTACCTGCACCAGAACAGTCAGGACATTGCACAGCCTTAGTTCTGTACATTGTAATGAAGTTCTGTTTCACTGCTGTTTTAAAATCTGTATCTGTCATATAGGGTGTAATAGCGGATACCCATCTGTCTTTGCTGATAGGTTTCCTACTATACACTACCCATGACAATTGCTCTGGGCTATTGAGATTGATAGGCGTATCCCCCATAAGCTCATGTACTTTGTCCTGTAAGTACACTTCAATCTCATTCTTCTCTATAATAAACTGGTGACGTACTTCTTCAAGTGCATCGAGGTTAACTTTAAACCCTGCTTGATACATCCTAGCAAGCACTACAGTGACTTCGTTAGTGAGATCGATAGTACCCCTTAGGCCTGCATCTTCATTGGATTGTAGACGCTTCTGAATGGATTTGTAGACCCATTCAGTTGCCTCTAAGTCATGGCACAAGTATTCAGAGAGTGTTGGATGTGGGATATCTCGTACTGAGATACCACGCTTGAGGTAATCCTTGATGACATCCTGCTTCTGGACAGGGGACTTATGACGTATAGCCACTGATCCAAGGTCAAGAGGCATAGTTATACCACGTTGTAGGATGTAGTCACTAAGCATGGTGTCAAACACCAAGCCTGTGTACTTAAACCCACATTCCCATAGCCATAATAAGTCATGGGATATGTTATGACCTACAAGTACTGTGGTTTTATTCAGTGCTTCTTGTACATAGTGTCGGCACTTATCCACATTCTCCGACACTTCCGAATGATCGAACGTATAAACTTGGCATACTTGATCAAGGTGCTTAACACCCACCATGACCAGTGTATTACCTGCCTCGAATGGATCTAAATGTTTCTTGCCATCTCTTACACTAACTGTGTTCTCTACGTCCAGTACTGTAATCATGTTTATATGTCCTAGCTGCTGTGAGTTCTTTCTGTAACCGTCTGTGGAATAGCTGCTCATTGAAGTTACCACTAAGCAGTAGATCTACATTCTGTGCATAGGCATAAGCGATACGCAATCCTACCACAGCTTTCTTGAGTTCAGTCTCCGTTCTAGGATCGTTGAATATGTAGCTATCTTTGTTGTTTATCACTGCCTCGATAGCCTCTGCTATGCGAATGATAGCGCCTTGTTGGTACTCGTAGAAACCCCCACTCATGCTTCTTCCTCATCACGTATAACATTAGCTGCGTAGTGATAGTAGTTGTGAACACCGAAAGCTCTTTTATGTAAATGCATTAAGATACTTAGACAATACTCACGTTCAGCCTTAGCACCTGCCATGAATATCGAACGTGTGTTTCTGTTCATGCTGTCCATGCCGTGTGTCTTACAGTACTCAAGCCATGCTAGATCATGGTTCATTGCTCTATTCCAAAGTGTTTAAGTAAGTCTGCTCTTGCATCAGCGTCTACCATACCTACGTGATTGTTTATCCAATCAGCACATTCCTCTACAATCAACTCGGCGAACTTTTCTATACCTTCCCTAGCATAGTCATCCAGTTCATCCCAACAGCCCTGTGCCGTTAGCCCTGCTTGATAAAGGCAGTTTTCAATATTTTTATTCATGTGTCACTCGCTACATCGGCCTGAATTAATTCTGCAGCAACCTTCCAATAATTATGTCGATCTTTGGCCATCTCGTGTTGAATCATTAATAAATTTACGATGCGATTACGCTCGGACATGACACCCTGATTAAATGTACCATAATTAGTCGGTGGGTTGGGCAATTTAGAATCGTTAACTAATCCGAAATGCTGACTTAGTTCATGGGC